AGAGGTGACGAATGATTAATTCTTCTTTGCTCATTTCGCCATTATCAAAGTGTAAGACTGGCACGTCGTAACGCTTTGATACTTGTGTGGCATAATGCATACAAAACTGCGTCTTACCGACACCCGAACGAGCTACAACAACTGTTATATTACCTGGCCTTAAAAGAGATCCATAGATGTCGTTTACTTTTTCATGCGGGCCCATCATACCAAATTCATCTATTGGATTATTGCCACGATGCTCTATAAACTCCTCCATTTTATCATAAATATTTTCTGGAGAATCAGAGCCAACTTCAAACAAATTAATATTATTGTTATAGATTTGATCAGCAGATTCAATAATATTAAGATATGACATTTCTGGAGAAATATTTTTCATTGTGTCTGCAATATTTTTTGCAGTTTTGCCTATTTCTCTACGAACGCTATACTTTTTTAGTTCTTTAATAGAAGATTTAATTTTAGAGTCAGAATAAATCTTTCTCATGGAAAGTGATCGTACGTAGTCAATCAAAGATATGTCCTCTTCAAATTTTATGCCAAGATCTTTAATCCTTTGCACTAAAACTATATCATCAATAGACTCATCTTGCTCGCAAGCTCTTTTTAAAACAGAAAAAAGCGTTCTATGTAGAAGCGAGCCATCATAAAAATCTGACTCGCTAATAAGGTGAATAAAGTCGACTAATACTTTTGGTTTTTGTATAAAAGCAGCCAAAACCTGCTTCTCTATTTCTAGACTATAAATCATAAAAATACAATAGTAGCCTATTGTTTAAAAATGTCAAGGATTATCTGTAATTTCGAAATTACTACTAGAATGTTCTGATAAATAACTTTCTATAGATTTAATTAACCCACTTTCAGTAATTTGAGAATCGCAACTGGTATATATGATGGGAGTTCCATTTTCATCGGAATAAGCAATTATGAAGCCTTTATAGGCCTCTGGTCCTCCAGTTAATTCATATAATTGATTTAAAATTTTATCTGGAAGCGTAAATTCTTTAAACTTTGGTTTATCCATTAAAACAATTTACACTACCCTAAAAGATTTTCGAAATATTCTTGTGATAATTCGTCATCTGGGTAAATTTGTAAGAATTCTATGTCATTTATATTACAAAAATCCATTTTTTTGTCATCTCTGCGTATTTGACGCAAAAAATTAGCTCTAGTCTTATGAAAATGCTTAACAAACTCTAAATGTTGGGCCCCTTGCACCTCTATGGCAATTTTTCTAGTATGATTGTAAAAATCAAGTGTTAATTGAGTGCCTAAAACCCTAAATTCTTCAAAAACAGCGTCATATCGCCAATGTGGGTACAAAAAAGTCTTTACTGTGCGTTGAAATTTGCTACGAGACTTGCCATTCCACTTAATTTTGTACCTATGAGAATTTCTTAAAGGTTTTTCCTTGCCATATAAAGTTTTAAAGTTCACCAATATTAGATTTAAAATAATTAATTAAAAATTTAGAAAGATCTTCATTTTCTTCTACCATTTTAAACAAGTTAGCCTCTCCTTGAACTTTTTCTGGCAAATCTTGGACAATATCAGCAACAAGTTCTTTAAATTCTTCACCAATTGTAATCCAAGCTCCTTTTTTAGTAACAAACTCCCACATATAGAGGAGATCTACTAACTCTTTCTCTACCCAAACTGACTTACCACCAGTTCTACCGTATCTGATAGGGTACATAATGGTATTATTAGTCTTCTCGTTGGGTGATTTTTTAATCGTAACTTTAGCCCAATGACCAATAATTGGATTAGTCTTGGGGTCTGGCTGCTTCTTCGCTGGGTCTTGTAAAATCATGTCAGATTTAAATCGTGGCTCAAATTCCATAATATAATTAGCAAAGTGAAGCAATGCATTACCGCCTGTTGCTGACGTCTGACGTATCGGAGCTTTTGTGTATGGGTCTAATTTGATGTCTGCCCTTACTTGACTAATAAAAATAGCCATATGACCTCTTTTTGCAAGAGAAATAGACATTCTTTTCATAAAGTTGGCTGCGATTACTGCTCCACCAGCTACTTTGTTAGAATCATAGAAAGATTTATCAATATCTTGTTGTGATATAAGTCCATCTACAGAGTCTAATATAAAACAATACTTGTATTTATCTTCATTTTGTTCAACTAAGGTCTTGATTGCATCAACAACTACCTCATAAATATTACTCTCAAATACAAAACAAGTGCCTGCAACCCATTCTTTTGCGTCATATACAAATTTGACACCAGAACGAGCTACCATTTCATTAGATAAACGACCTTCAGCCTTAATATAGAAGCCTTTTGCATCTTTTTGAGTATTTAACATGTTTTTCATTACCTCTAAAGCTGCAGAGGTCTTACCGCCCTCATTCATGCCAACAAATCTATGCAGTCCTGGCCCAAAACCACCATTTAGGTTTAAATCAAGCTGAAGAGAACCGCTTGACGCTTTATAATCAACTGATTCTTCAAAGTTATAATGATGTCCTTTTTTGTCTTTTAAGAACTTTTCTAGTATTTCTGCGTCTTTATCACTCATTTAAATAAATCTTTTGTACTTTTTGGTTTATTATTTGTGTAGATATAATCTTTTCCACTTTTTTCTCCTAAAGGATATCTGTCATACTTAGATAAGTCAACTTTAAAGTTAAAATTGCGCCATTTTTTATCCATAGTTTCTTTTAGCTCTTTAGAAACTATATATGCAAGGCTATCATATTTTTTAGGAAAAGTAACAATTTCTAAGAAGTCTAAAGAATACCTAGATTCTAGGTCTTTAAGAAGTTTCATTTCTCTTGCCCAAAAGAATCTTTTTTGATTTTTTGGAATATCGACCAGTTTAGCAATTATACCTTGTCTTTTTTTATGAGGCGTTAATTTCTTTAATGTCATGTTGAACCATCCTACGAACCAAAGCAGAAAAGTCAACGCTTTTTTCCCAATGTAAATCTTTTTGAGCCTCTGATGGGTCTCCAAGCAAAAGTTCAACTTCCGCTGGGCGATAAAAATCTTTGTTAATATTTAATAAAATAGAACCAGTTTTTGTATGCATTAATTTAGTATTAATTGGATTCTCTTCTTCATGCCAATGAGTTTCTATTTCTGCAACTTCAAATGCTTTTTCTACAAATTCTCTAACTGTATGAGTTTCTCCAGAAGCTAACAAGTAATCTTTTGGTTTTTCCTCATTTAGCATCAGCCAAACAGCTCTTACAAAATCATACGCATGGCTCCAGTCCCTTTTTGCTTCAATATTGCCTAAATCAAACGCTTCGGGCTTTTTACCTTCATCTAACTCTTTTTTAATCCTAGCAACATTCATTGTAATTTTTCTAGTTACAAATTCTTCTCCACGACGCTCTGATTCATGATTAAAAAGATAACCTTGAACTGCAAATAAGTTATAAGAATCTCGCCAGACCTTTACAATTTGTCTTGCGGCAACTTTAGACGCTCCATAAGGGCTTCTTGGTCTTGGTGGATGCTTTAGGTCTTGTGGGCTATACATAACGTCACCAAACTCCTCTGAAGACCCCGCGTTGTAATAACGACAATTTGGACAAATTTTACGAATTGCTTCAAGCTGTCGCATAACGCCAAGAGTGTTTGTGTCAAAATGATTAACTGGCATGTGCCAACTGTTGCCGACAAAAGAGTTTGCGGCAAAATTTATAAAATAATCTGGTTGAATCTCTTGAACAGTGGTAAAAATACTATGCTCATCACCCAAATCCATCTCAATAAGTTCAAAATTAGGATCTTTAATATGCTCAATATTTTTGTGATTTGGAACGCTAAGCCTACGTATTGCTCCGTAAACTTTGATGTTTGTAAATTTAAGAAGAAAGTCTGCCATATAAGAGCCGACTTGACCTGTTACACCTGTTACTATTGCTTTTTTCATTTAAAAAATTCCTCTGAGTTAATATTTTTATCGTCTATAAATAGATCATAAACTGGTTTACCAAATTTTAAACTGTTATATTTAACTTTATATCTTCTAAATTGTGATTTAGTTACAACCTCCCAATCTATTTTAGAACTAGTTCCTCTTGCTGTCCAATAAACTATTTCATGACCTTGATCATACAGATTATTAATTGCTTCAATCCTATCTAACATAGGTTCGCATTTAGTATAATCTGTGCCTTCAGTTTTAAAAATAGTGTTATCTATATCAACGTATATAATCATTTTAATTATTTTTGCTATTTAATAAGCCAACATAATCGCTACAAATACCATAAACCCCAAGTTTATTATATTTTAAAGTTTCTTCTAAAGTTTTGCAAACTATAATAGATTTTTTAGTTATTTTTTTATTTGGATATGTCCAGATAAAAAGATTACTAGTAATTGTATAATCATCTTTTTGATGCCAAAAACAACAAATCTTATTATCAATTAAATACTTTAATGCATTTAAATTTTTAGCATGACACCATAGCTTTTTATTTTGTAAAAAGTTTATATTAATTGGATATTTTGGTTCAT